ACGGAAAGCACTATTAATAAAAATGGGTTTGCCCAGTAGCGTTCTAACTTTTTCAAGAAACTCTGCCAAGCGTGTAAGATTACTGAGTTCAATATCGTTTGGAGTATTGTCAAATTCACGATGATCTGTATGCGTAAGTTCTTCAAGGCTAAAATGTTCACTTAGCTGCATTTTTCTTCATCTCCATAACCTTTTCTAGCGTTCTACCACCAAAATAGAATGACATAATTAACATCCCCCATTGGCCTAGCAACTCTACATAGTTATTATTTACTTCAATGTCCCATGCACTCATCATACCAAAGACTGTATAGGTCACTAGAATGAATATAAGCGTCATAGGGCGAATGTTCTTAGATAGCCAAGAGTCTGACATCATATCTGCTTGTTGTCGCTTAGTGAGTTCTTGTTGCTCGTTCATGTCAGCTTGTAACTGAGCCAACTCTCCGTTCTTTTGCATCTCTAACAGTTTAATTTGAGCCTCTTGTTTGGCTTGTGGGTCTGGGACGAATTTATCAACAAGTTTCATCCCTACAGTCAAAATATCGTCTATTCCAAACATATTATTCTTTCTTTTTATTAATAAGATCAAATAAAGATTTTACTTTTTCTTCAAGAACAGCAATCTGATTGTGCATCTTTGCTAATACTATGACTAAAGTCACGAATCCAATAAGTAGACTAGACAATTTACTAATCGTGTCTAGTAAGTCCATTATTTGATTGAAAAATAGTGTGAGATATACCCTACAAAAGAACTAATAGCTGAAACAACCATCATCCCAGCCCATAAGCCACCTTTAGACTTGTTAGCCATTTCTAATAGTGTTTTGACATCTGCACGCAACTCAGAGACCTCTTGCTCCATAGTCTCTAACTTTTGCCACATAACACCAACTTTTATAGGGTCTATCTCTGCCATTATTTACTCTCTAAAGAATCCTTCAGTTTCTTAATAAATGCCTCTTTACCTACATATAACTGTATTAATTGAAATTGTGCACTATTAATCTTTTGATCTAAATTGACACAATGAGAAGATAATTCTTGTTGTTCAGTTGTTAAATCTTCAAAATTGTAAGATACATCATCAATCGTTATTTGAGTTTTTTTCTTGTCTTGACTCATTTAATACTCCTAGGTTGTACTACAGGTTATAAATCTTACCAAGGGACACCACTTGAAACAACAGGATTCTTTAATGCCTCGATCTGTTGTGCTAATGATGCCTCTGTTGCGTCTTTGTCTACTCCATCTGCCCAACACCAATTCAAGACTTCTTGCATTGTTACATTTGCATAAGGAATAGTAGGTGTACCATCTGCCCATGAACAAGTTGAGTATGTAGATGTTGAGTATTCTCCATCGACTGCATTGCATTGCCAATGAGCAGTTGTTATAAAGCCATTTGAGACTTCATAGTTTGTCTGTGATACATTCCATGTGTATTCAATCATGGTGTTACCCTTTCTGCTTGTTGTGCTTGATATGCACTAACAATTTCAGTTGTCCAAGCAACATTACAAATGTCTTGAACATTCTGTGGTTGTGCTGATACATCACTAGATGGTGCAAAAGATGTACGATGATATTGTTTAGATAACTCGTTACCATTTTCCATAATTCTTGTTACTTCACGAACAAATACAGTTCCATTCTCTGTAATGGTAATCTGATCGACTGCTATTTCTTTAGTTAATGCCATTTTAATTCTCCTTTTCTGACTAAATAATCCAATTTAGTTAAGTTGTAAAATATGTAGTTGATACAGTCCAATAAAGACTTGTCATTGTTGCAGCTGGTATACTTCGTATTTGCGATGTTCCTGATTGTGTTACACCTGTCATTAATGGTGCTGTACTAGTAGACCCACTAAATCCTGTCATTGAAGATTCTACTGATACTGAAAATGGTAAACCAGTTATTAATGCTCCTGCTGTTGAAACACCATCTAATAAATAAACAGAAACAGTTACTTGTTTGCCTATTTTTACATAAGTTGCTGTAGTTGCTACTGATGGAGAAGTAACCCATCCTGTTCCAAAACCTGGTGTCCAAGTACCTTCTTCATAGTCATCTAGTGTATTAGCATCAGATTGTGCAGATTGTGTTGCAGGGAATGAAATACCTTTAGATACTTGTACATCGCCAGCATTTGCTCTAGTTGTTGTAGTACCCACCAACAAATTCCCACTAGCATCTAGTTGCATCTTTTGACCACCACTAATGAAAAACTTATGCAAAGAAGCATCATAATTTAATGGAGTGTAAGCACTTGAAGTCCTGTTTATGCTTAACATTTTTGATTCTGTTCCTGATGCAAGTGCTACATCAAATTCAACACCATTAGCACCACCATTACTTATTTGTAATTTGTTACCAGCACTTGTTGCACCTATACCTAGGTTGCCTGATGAATCGAGAGTCATTCTAATATTTGCACCATTAGTTGCAAATCCTAAAGCACCCTGATATGCTGCAATAGCAACATCTGTTGCATTACCTGAACCTATGCAACTTAGCCATCCACCAATTAAAGCATTTACAGTTCCACTATTTTGTATGTTTAATGCTGTACCACCTGAACTAGTAGAAGTAGCAATTAAAGCTGAGGCAGATGCACCACTACTTGCTCTTATTTGACCAGTTACATCTAAAGTATAACTAGGACTACTAGTACCTATACCGACTAGACCAGCACTAGTAATTCTCATTCTTTCTGTACCTGATGAACCTGTGCCAAACATCAATGCTGAATTGCTATCAGATTGTATTCTTGCATATTCTGTAGCAGAAGCATTTGGATGCCAAGAAATAACTCCCGCACCATCAGACACTCTGCCACGAATACCGATAGCTTGACTACCAGTATTAGAAACAACTTCCATACGATTGCCAATAGCCGCAGAACTAGCACCAACAATTAATCGTTCAGAAGAATCATATACAAAATTTGCGTTATCACTTAATAATCCACTAGCTCCTGCATAAGTTACTCGACCACTTGTTAATGCACTATTCTTAATAGAACTTGTAGTTAAAAATGAGCCATCCCATGTTAGACCTGATGAGCCACCTAATGAGCCACTATTATTAAACTGTACTTGTGTGTTAGAACCACCTATTGAGCCTGTGCTTTTAGTAGCTAATACTTGAACTACTCCACTAGAATCTTCGTAGTACAACTTACCATCGGCTGTGTTTATAGCAAGTTCGCCAGGGACAAGATTAGCTGCTGTAGGAACTGCACTTGCAGTCGTAGAATAATACAGACTTATCGGTGTATAGTTAGTCTGAGCCATTAAAATATTCCTCCAAAGATGCCTGTTACGGCTGTTATAGTTCCTGCATTTGTTATGTTATTTCCACCCATTGCAAGGTTTCCTGTCATTGGTGTTTGACCATCACTTGCTACTGATCCTGTTAATGCACTTGCAATATCGTTTAATGTCGTATTTGCCCATGTTGATGATATTGTAGTACCTGTTACTACAGGATTGCCTGCTGGTAACGAATACGAACCCGATCCATTTCTACTCATTTGGAACTCCTTGCGTTGTTTTCTGTAGCATTAACATTTTAGCTAAGTTTTCTGTTGCTGTTGTATTTAAAGGTTTAGATACATTAGGCATTTGCAATAATCTTAAAGCATCCTCTGGTGACAACATTGTTTGTGCCAACATAGATTCTAGTTCTTTATTTGAATTTTTATAAGCTACATCACCTATTTTTTGGGCAACTTTTCCTGCAATTTGACCACCAGGCCAATTTCTTAACAAGTTAGGTATATTTGCTTGATTTACCATGTTTGAATAAGCTAATTTTTGCACAGTATCAGAACCAACACCTTTGCCAGCAGTATCAGCAAAAGTCTTAGTTTTTATATCGTCATTAATAGCCTCTAATCTTGCTAATTGTTGCTTGGATAAAACACCTTCTTTTTTAATCTTTTCTAATTCTTTAGCAAAATTATTAGCATAAATTTTAGTTTGATTAGGATCAATAGATTTATCAACCAACTTAGCAATTTTGTCTAATTGATCAACAGGTTTAGATAATCGAGCAAATGTTTCTCTAGCTAATTTGTATTCAGGACTAACTTGAGGGTTTTCCATAAAATCTAATAATCTATCTTTAGCACTTAATAAAGCATCCATTCGAGCTTTTTGTGCAGAAGTAGGATCAAGAACATTAAGTTTAGCTATTTCGTCATCAAGAGCCAATTTTGTTTGATGTAATCCTTGTAATGAACCTTCAGGTTTGCCAATATCAATACCTTTATCCAAGGCATTTTTTCTAGCCTCTACCATTGCTTTTTTTATAGATGGAGATTTAACTAAAGATGCAATTTCATCTTGTAATTTTGGTGTTAATGTAGAAAAATCCATTTGTTTACTTAAAGCCTTTTGATATAAATCATCGGCTACTGTTTCTCGTAAATTAGTATATTTTTCAACTCGTGTTGGTGTAGCAATGTTTTGTGCTGCGTCTATTCTTGCTTGAGCATTTGCTGCTTGACGATTTGCTAATAAATTAGTAGCCTCTGGAGAAGATGCACCTACTGCTCTTTCAACAGATGCCAAACTAGGAACATTAGCTACTTGTGCTGTTGTTGGTTTTGAGCCTGGAACTAACTCTCTAGCATTTTGTAAATTACTTATAGCTGTATTTTCTTCACCACCTGTGAACTTACGCAATGCTCTTGCTAGAATTGCCTCTTTACCTTCTCTAGTAAAAGGTTCAACTAATGGCTGTCCTACTTTTTGCCAAGCTTGATTAAGGACTGATCCTACTGCTGGTGCAAAACCACCAAAAGCAGCGTTTATTCCTCCAGCTTTAGCACGCTCTTCTAAATCGCCTGGAGTCATTGCACTACCTAAAACACCACCTACAGTTGCTTGTTGAGCCATCTTACTTATAAGATTTGATGGCACACCTGTTAGTGCTTGTATAGCTTTTGTACCACCAGCTTGAGGTATTGCATAAGAACCTATTTGTCCTATTGTTGCCGATACTGGATTAATCTCATTGGCTAAATCAACCATTGATTGACCCATTTGAGTTACTTTTTTAGGGTATTCTTGGTATTTTTCAGGTGTTACTAACTCTCCTGCTGCACCTAAACCTTTAACTAATTCTCCTACTCCTGCAGCTATAGCAGGGCCAACAACAGCAGTCGGTTTCTTAATTTCAACCCCACCTATTGTTACTGTTCCTTTTGCTTGTGGCTTAGGCACAGATACTTCTACACCCCATTTTTCTCTTATAGCATTTTGAGTGGCTTCATTTGCAGATACAAAGTTCTCGTCTTGAGGTGCAAATTTCTCAAAAATAGCTTTTTTGGTTTCCTGATTAGCATTGACATAATCAGGATTGATTAAGAGGTCTTTTAAATTCATTATTTCACCAATAAAGGATTATTAGGATTTACACCTGATTTAAACTCTAAATTTGCTTCATTACCTACTGCAAGATTAGGGTTTAAATTATGTGATTTTGCTACATCAGCCCATTCAGTTCTTTTTGCATTGTATTGTTGTACAGCTAAATTGTTAAATTTGGTAGCTAAATTATGGAAATCTTCTCTTTGTTTAGGTGTTAATTTTGTTCCATTAGCTATATTTTGAACATAATTTTCTAATCTATCTAATGCACCGCCAGCTTTTAATGCTAACGCTAATTCTGATTCTCTTACAACAGAAGTTGGGTCAAGCAATTTCATAAACTTAGTCGCTGCAACTAAGTCACCAGCAGGACTTTTAGCCTTAATTCCTTCATTAATTTGACTGTAAGCACTTTGTATTTCTTGATATGCTTTATAAATAGGCTCTTGATTAAATGCTTTTTTAATTTCAACAATATTTTGAAATGTTTTTTGATCGGCTTTTGCTGCTTCAACATTTATATTTTGAACAGGTTTTAAATCTAATTTATCTTGTTTGATTTTTTGACCTATTGCTGCTAATTGTTGTGCAGTATATTGTGCTGGATCAGTACCAAAACCCAATATCATTCCATTTGCTTTAATTTCAGGTGGGAATGTTTCTTTTTCTTTTTTAATATTGCCTTCACCAATAGTTTCATATTGATTTGTTGCAGGGTTAAATTGCCTTCTTATAGCGTTTTCAGTTAAAGTAAATGGTTTTAATTGTTCTTGAACTTGTGCAACTAATGCTGGATTACCTGTAGATTGTGCATATTTAAGAGCTTCAAGTAAATTACCCTTAACTTCAGTACCTTTTACAGCTTCTTGTGCAGGGTTTACAGCAAAGTTAGGCAATAAGTTACCCATGTCATCTCTAGCAATAACATCTTTTGGTGCAACTCGTTCACCTGTTGGTGTTGTTATAGACTCAGGCATTGCCTCAACATCAGGAGTACCAGCCTTACCATACATTAAATCTGTAAACTTATTAGCTTGTTCTGTTTGTTGTCCACGAATTAGATTAGCTAACTTAGCTTGTCTACTTTCGACATCTTCCCCTGCTTTTCTACCCATATAAGCATTAGCTAAAGGTGCTAACTGTTGTATTATGCTAGGTGCAACATAACGACCACTTACCATTTGTCCTTGTGGTTGTTCTAATGCCCTTGCTTGTAGTAAATCTGCAAGTTTCTTCTGTCTTTCAAGAGCCAATATCTCAGGTGCATTTTGATCAAGATAGGGAGATTGTGCCATTATGCTGTCCTCAATAATTTTGCTAGTGCTGATACATCTTGCACAGGTGTTGCTTGTTGTCCAAAGTTAAATGGATTTGCTTGGTGATAAATAGGGGGTAATGCTGTTTGTGGCATTTGTGAGCCTCTAAGAATATTTGCTAAATTAGACTGTTGTTGCGTTGCTATTGCTTTAGGTAACGCACTAGGAGTAGATTTTAATATATTACTTAGTATTTTAGGTGTTGTTAAAGGTGCTGTTTCTGTATTTGTTTCAGGTTGTAAAGGAAAATCTTCTTCAAATGGCTCATAGGGTAATGGAAAATTTTCCTCAAATGGTACATAAGGTCTTTCACCTGTTACTGTTAATTCTCCTGCACTTAAATCAGTAGGTGTATTAAATGGCACATCAAGACCACCTAAATCTGTAGGCATTCCACCTCCAACATTTGTTCCTAAATTAGTTGGAATATTATCAAATCCACCTAAATCTTGTGTATTACCTATAGTAGGAATATTAGTTAAATTATTAGGTAAATAAGCACTAGGATCATACTCAGGTGATATATTTAAAGTAGGAAAAGAAGGACTTGCATCGTAATAAGTAGGTGTATCAGGTGTGCTAATAGTTACATTTTCAGGTGCAACATCTATTAAGCCTGGGTCTAAATAGGCAGTATCTTGTAAATTACTTGGCATTACTGGTGCTTGACTATCAATTACACTTGGATTTTCTATAGAAATTCTATCAGCAACATCTATAGTTGGCCCTGTCAATTCTGTAGGGTTCTCAAATGCTCTTACTAAATCTGCTAATCGTGTAGCATCGTCAGAACTAGCCAAGTTGGTCATTGCTTGACCTGTATACATATCATCGGCTGTTAATGGGTCTGCACCACCAGCACCACCTAATCCATAAGATAATGCTGCACTTGTTGCTAATCCTAAAGGATTAAATTGACCATCTATACCCTGTTTTAAAGCGTTTATTCCTGTATTTAATGCTATGTTTCCACCAGTAGTTCCAAGTCCTGTAGCACTTCCTAACGCTGCACCAGCACCACCAGCAGTAGCAGCAATTGCTGCCATTGATAGTAAACCTTTAATACTATCTTTAATAAAATTTAAACTACTATTTGGTCTACTCTGATACTGTGATTGTTGCTCACTCACTATTGGATTAACAAAACCACTTGGGTCTGTAGATACATAGTTATTAAAAAATCCACTTGAATTCTTATCATCTGCAAATATACTAAAAATACCTTTTGCTTCATCTACAGGTGTGACTTGCTGTATTGTTTGACCTGTCCTTGAATCTCTTAAATCGTATACTGTTTCTTCACGATAACCTTCACCACCACCTTCAGGTTCTCCCCTAACTTTACCAGCTATTAATCTAGGAGATATATATAATTGCCCAGAGTTAATTTGGTCTACTATTCTTTTTTGATCTTCATTACCTTCGTTAAAGGTGTTTAAACCTTGACCAAATTTTGTGTCTCTCGTTTTCGTAAATCTTGATGGATCTTCATAATACTTTGCAGTTTCAGACCTTTCTATCTCATCAAAAATTTGTTCTTCTGGTACTTCACCACCCCCAACCGCACGATACTTACCATAACCTCCAAAATTACCTGACATTCCTCCATCGGTTTCTACCCTGTTTTCAGGTCTATATACATAACCTTGTTGTTGTAGGTATTCGTCTAGTGTCATTTAATCAAAACTCTGAGTTTGCCACCAATCTGGCTGGACATTGTTTATACCACCACCTGATACATCAAATATGGCATTAGGGTTTGTTGATGTATTGCCACCAAATAAAGATGACCATAAACTAGAATTAGTTAAACCAGTTAAACCTTGTGAGCCTAGATTCATTAGTCCACCTAATGCACTATTAGCACCTGTTCCACCTAAGATTGCACTTGAACCTAACCCTGCTAGTCCACTTAAAAGAGATGATCTTTGTGCTGCTTCAGCATTGGCTTTAGCTATATCTGTAGCGTTTTGAGAAGTATAAGCACTTAGATAATCGGGCCCTGCGACTGCTGCTTGGTTATAAGGAGTTACATAGCCTGGAGTTGCTAGATTACGAATATTCGCTGCTGATTTATTTTGTAAATCTTGTGCTTGTAAACCTGTTTGCATACCACCAACAATAGCACTTGTTAAAGCATCATTTTGAGTTTGACCTTGCAATACTTTTGCACGATTGTAAGCCTCAGAGCCAGGCATAATGCCTTGATTAGCTAACTGTGCATCAAGAGCCTCAACTTGCTGTCTTTGTTGAGGTTGTAACCTTTGCATGATTGCATCAGAATAAGTCTGACCAGGGTTAATCCCATACATAGGATTCGCTTGCGATGCTTGTAAACCAGCTAGTGAACTTTGAGTAAGTTGTTGTAACTCTGGGCTTAACTGTTGATTAGCACTCCAAATTGGATTACCTTGAGCATCTGTACCTGTTTGTTGATACTGTAGACTTCCGTATGGTGTCTGTTGATTGATACGATTCGCTGCAGTTGCTTGTAATGCACCAGCAATATTACCTTGAGCATTAGCTTGTGCAGCTTGAACAAAAGGATTAGTAGAAGTAAATTGACCTGTCTGAGGTTGCCCAAAAGGTGTTTGACCCATGAAATTAGGTTGCACAGTCTGAGTATTTACAGGTTGTCCTTGTGGTTGCATAGCTTGTGGTTGTTGTCCCATAAAAAAACTAGGCTGTGCTGTTTCTTCAGAAATACCACCATTAAGTGTAGCAGGGCCTTGTTGCCAATTCATGTTTTGAGGCTGTTGTCCCATAAAATTGGCTTGACCTGGCGAACCTTGCATATAGTTTTGATAGGCTTGTCCTGTTAAAGGGTTGCCTTGTGCATCTAAAGATGACAAATCAGGTAACACAGGCATACCAGTTAAATCAAAATTTTGTTGAGGCATCCCCATTGCAGGATTAAATGGTGCGTCTGACATCCCCATGTAATTAGGATTTCTAGGGTCTGGCAATCCACGATTTGTTGCATAGGGATTGTAGCCTTGAGGTTGTTGTCCTAACCCCATTAAACCTTGTTGTGGTGCATCAAATAAACCCATAACTCTCTCCTGTTAAAAGAAACCAAGTTATCGGTTTTACCCATTATACTTGATTTTCTTGAAAAACTATATAACTCCATGACTGATTAGGTATAACATAATTTATAGAACTCCCCCACTCTCCATTACGAAATCGGTTGATGTCCAATGTACTTCTATTCCTTGACTTGCAATACTTAGATTTAACCCTGCACAGTAACCTATTCCTGTTACTCCTTGCCAATCTTTGTTAATTGTCAATGTTCCACCCCATGTTGCTTGATCCCATAACGCTGTATCCCACTTACCAATCGCATAAGCACCAGGGTTAAACTGTACTGCACCTAAGTTATTTTGTTCTTGAAAATCAGTCGATACATTGCATAAAACGCTTGGTACACCATTATCTGTCAAGAGCATAGGTCTTACCATTGTGAATCTTTTTTGTTGCCCTCTAGTCTCGAAATAGCTATATGCTTGTTGAACTTGACCAACTATATTCGCACCATTATCTGCAAATGTGTCCCAAAACTTACCTACATAGCCATCACCACCAAAATACATATTTTGATTGCTCATCTGAAATGTATAAGCCTCAATACCTGTAAATTGTCCCCATGACTTTGTAATTGTGTGCATGACATATTGTTGCATCCCAACATCTGTAGGAATGTTCAAAATAAGCATATTCTCACCAGCGTAATATGAAATCTGCCAATTAGGTAAACTTGAAAAAGAACTTGCTGCTTGACTTACAGCATAGTAAATCTTGTCTGTTAGATTAACTCTAGGATCTAATCGTGATGACTGTAAAGCACTTGCCAGAGGCACAAGTCCATCTTGAGTGAGTAATAAAACATCACCAGCCCACTTAAAAAAGCATCTTCTAGTGAATGTTTGACCTAGTTGCCATACTCCTTTTAATGCCCAAGTCGCTATATTGCTTGGATCAGTACCTAAATATACGATTGTTTCACCATTTGATGTTACAAATACTGCATAATCGTCTGCACCTTCGCCTGCATCTATTGTCCATGTTGCCATTGCTTGTAAATAACCACCATTTCGTGCTATTCCACCAAAATCTAGCTGACTAGCTGCACCACCTATGCTTTGAACAGGCATATACCAACAACTTAAACTATCTTTTTGCGTAAAATACAGTCTGTTTTTAAAGAGATTGACATTAATAAATGTATTTGAATTAACTCCTGTAATCCCTAAGACTGTGTATGTTCCTACTACTGAGGCATCGGCAGCAGGTGTACTTGCCATCGTATAAGTGAATGTCGATGCACCTGTTACTGTAATTCTAAAATTTCCGTTGTACTCACTACTTGTTGCACCTGATATTGTTACTTGATTACCTGTTATTAATCCATGAGGTGATGCAGTCGTAAGCGTAGCAGTAGTTCCAGCCTTTGTAATCGTAGAAATAGTCTGTGCAGTCGATGTTGTGGCTACATAAGACCAAAATGTTCCGTTATACTTTGTAATCGTAGAAATAGTTTGTGCAGTCGATGTCGTAGCTACATAAGACCAAAATGTTCCGTTATAAACTAGAACTGGGTCTGCACCATTACACGCTATAAGAAAACTACCACCAGAGTTAGTTAAAGATATAAACTGAAGTCTATTATTAGTTAATCCTGTAAATACGCTTGTTGCGGTACTTGTTGAGGCATCATAAATCGTTGAAGTTCCTACTGCAAACAGTTTATTACCTGTTGGACTAGAGTAATTCATCAAAGTATTTACATTACCTGATATACCTGTTGAGAATCGTGTATAACCTTTCCTAAAAGTAATGTCTGTAGGTGTAGGAAACCAGTTATTCATCGTTACAGCATCAGTTGCTTCCATATTAGCTAATGAATCTCGTGCGTTCCAACCCCCAATAGGTGATGGAATACTAGCAGTCTTAGCACTAAACTTTTGTGGAATCATGAGCCATATCCAGTATCAGGGATGTTTGCATACCCTATCAATACTTTGCTTGGATAAGGTGCAAAACTCAATGTAGCACTACCCTTATCGTTTGCTTTAGCTACGCTTAGATACCTTTCGTAATCTTGTTGTAAGCTCGTAGTATCAAAGTTCTTAATTTGGAAGAACTTGAGTTTAGTAGCAAGCACCATGATTGTATCATCAAGAAAAGTCGTGTCAGTATCAGCAGTAAAGCTGTTTTTAACAACTCCACTTGAACTTTCAGCCCAACCTTTTGATCTGTATTCATATCCTAGATACTCCGATGTGTTCATTATTGGCCATACATTAAAGTATTCGCCATAGATTCGCCATCTAATGCGTGGCCCTGTTGAAATATAACCTGACTTGAGCCATTGCCATTGTTGTGCATCTTCTGGGCCTAAAAGTTCCCAATGGCGTGTCTTATCCCACTGCGTTCTATCAGTAATTGTCTCGTAATCAGGAGGTAAATCGTATGCAGTTTGACCAAATGATAAGTCAATACCGACATTAGTTGCTTGTAAAGGTTGATTTAGCGTAACAGTAGAACCAGCGACAGAAACCACATAACAATCTTGTGGTATTCCTGTGCCAGTTACTTGCCATTTGGAATTTAAACCTGTTGTATTTGCTACATTTAACAGATTGTAAGAACCATTTACACCATCGCCAGTCGTACTAATAGCTTGTGTGTAGAAACGATACTCCTTTTGCAATGCTCGCCAATCGTATTCTTTAATCAGGTTATAACCAGCACGATTCATTAAAGCTAATAACTGAATCACATCTTGCTGTGTATTGCCTGCGACATAAGTTGGTGCAACTAGACCTAGTTCACTAGATGTTTGTTGCATGAGTTCGAGCATTGTCGATGACATATTATTCCTCTACTTTTGGTTTCCTACCTCTTTTTTGACCAACGGCTGCAAGTAGAGATGTCAT